ACTGTTAAAGGTTGGTTTTTAGAGAATTATAAAGTATTTGTTAGTATATGTAATATAGAGGAAGCAGTTATTTAAAACTGCTTTCGTATATTTCAGTATAATTAAAGATAAAGATATGAAAGAAAAAATGTTTGAACAAATAGAATACTTAGCAGATGATATTGAATTAGTAGATAATACTTCAAAACGAGAAGCATTTATTTTAGAGTTTCAAAGTGCAGTTGCATTAATGAGAGAAGATGATTTTGATCAGTTTTATGCATTCGCAGATATTATTATGCAAAAATATAGTTAAGGATAAAAGTAATTAAATTAAAGTTCGTATATTTCAGTATATTAAAAAGATAAGTTATGATGTTAAAAGAAATTAAATTAAACGTTTTAGAATATTTACAGTACGAACGAGACGAGCGAATTCCCGAACTAATAGACATGTATGACGGAGACGAGCAGTATGTAATAGACGAGATATGGGGTCCATTGGAAACGATCTTGGATGGAAAAACGGACGAGGATTTAGTTAACATGATTAACGAGATTATGGACGCTTTTAATTTCCAAAACGAATTTAACGAGTATAAAGAGTATATGGGAGAAGGATATGACGACGAGGATTTATATTGTAATTATGTTTGGGAATGTATTTGTAATCCTGTAGAGTAAGGAATAAGATAATAAATAGATAATTCGTATATTGAAGTATAAATAAAAAAGAAAAAAAATAAAAGTTATGAAAAATGAAGTAAAAAAATTAGGACGTCCTGTAAATGAAAACAGTGTAAGACAAATTAGATTAAAAGAACTTGAAATGAAAAGAGAGTTAGGTTTGTTAAAACGAGGACGTCCTGTAGTTGAAAACAGTGAAAGACAAATACGATTGAAAAAACAATTGGAAAATAAGTTAAACGGAGTTAAACAAGGACGTCCTGTAAATCCAAATAGTGCAAGACAAAAACGTTTGAATGAATTAAAAGCTAAAGCTGAATTGAATGGTGGTACTGTTAAACGAGGACGCCCTAGTAAAGTAGTAACTGATGAGGTAGCGGCATAAGCTACCTTGAGGTTAATTCGTATATTGAACCATAATTAAAAAAAGAAATATGGAGTTTTTGTTTATTTTAGGTTTGGCGATTGGAGTAATGTGTATTAAGTTTTTATTGATGAAGATCCTATTATAAAAACAATAAGATCAGATGAGGAATGGTATCCGTATAGCCAGGTTGTTAAATCGTAAGGCACAGAGGCTAATCTTACGACTGCAGGTTCGAATCCTGCCCTGACTACTATCTTTTTAATTATACAATACCCAATCAGCCCGGTCTCATATCCCGGGCTTTTGGGGCTATGAGCACATACGAATTTATCCAAGCAAACAAGACACGCATTGAAAATATTGATGGTAACTTAGATGATGCAGTCATCACAGTTATGGGAGAAAATGGGCGCCTGGAGTTCTATTATTTTAAGGATGGTGTAATGGTAAATGCGCAAGCTAAGAATCCTAACCTTGTAGAGTGGTAATCCTGTACCCGTACGGCAGTATATATATGGTATACATGTAGTATTATGTACCCGGTACCACGCGCGTTGGTGTCAATATATGGCGGGGTGGTGAAGGACATGGACTTAGAGTAAATCCCTTCCTTTTTAAAACCTTTACCCATCGACCCAATATATCTCTATATACCCCCACAATTAATTCCAAATTTCCAAAACGACCAAAGGGGATAAAACCCATAAAAATCAAATCTCTTCTCTTTATAAAGATTTCTTGGAAAGAAATCGCATAGATCTTCAACAGAAGATCTTAAAATCTTTGGCATCGACAAAGTATATCCGTATATTACAAGAAAATAGAAAATATGCGATTAAATAAAGAACAAAAACGAGAAAAAGCCATTGAAGATATAATCAACCAAATGTTTATCATAGCAGGCCATGATGTCAGATTTGAGGACATTAAAACATGCCAAGATAATTGGTTTCAACAATATACTATGACCGTAGCTCAAAATAAAGAATGGAAAGAATGGGGCAAAAAATATCTTCAAAAGAATTTACGTACCCGAGCTAAATTAGCAGAACGTGAAATGCAATGGTTTAGTTTAAAATATGGATTAAAATTCAGTGATTATCCACACAAAGAAGAATAAGATGGGAATACTAAGAGACAAAGCCAATGACCTAAAAAAAGAACCTTATCATAAGAGGTTAAGAAGGTGGATAAAGTTTAAACTATGGCTATTAAAAAATAGAATAACATGATAGGACTCTTTGACATGATGGATGAAGCTATAGCCACTGAATTAGGTGTTGATTTAAAAACCTATATTCACGTAATCGAGGATCTATGTACCCTAGAGGAGGCCGATTTTATAATCGATAACATGTGGCAAGAAGACGGTAATATTGGTGCTACCAAGCAGTTGTTTAATAGCAAGCTGTAGTATATACGTATCTTTGGAGGGGGTGGGGAGTAAATAAGTAGTAGGCAGGCTTACCATATTTATAATCATGATATTAAAATTAATTAGAATACCGTTTTATCTTTTATTTGGTTATTTGGTAATTGTTGCTTGTGGAATATTTAGTGGTATTAACATATTTATAGGAAAATAAAAAAATCCTTGGTCTATTAATCCTTTATTCGTATACTATGGGTATAAATAAAAAATAAAGGTTATGCAAAATAAAGACATCCAAAATCTAAAAGACGCTCTTGATAATGTTCAAGCACTTGAAACACTAGAGCAAAAAGAAGCTGTTCTTAAACAACTTAAATCTCAAATTCGCAAACTAGAAATTGCTGTCATTGTAATTGGTTTGGTTTCTTTGGGTTTGATTGTACTTCCATTTCTAGGAATCCTATCATTCAATTTGCCACTTGTTTTGGCAATTATAGGTGGAATTTTGTTGATTGTAAAAGCATTTAAAGATGGAGAAGTCCTCGAAACAGAGAAATTTTTTCTTCTAATTAGCATTTCAAACAATAAAAAACAGAACGAAGATGGAAAATAGTAATTATCAACCAAGTAAAAAAATCACCACATCAGACGGAACCATTAGATACATCTTTGATGGTAAGCTCCATAATTGGGAAGGTCCAGCTTTAATTCCAGAAGGTGATAATCGTAAACGTGAATACTATATCAATGGCATCAAAATGAGCCAAACTGAATGGAAAGAGGCAGTTAAAGGACGTGAAGGATTACCTTGGTATAAAGGTGCAGATGCTAAAGCTCGATTTTAATGAAACGTATATCAAATGAGGAGGCTTTAAATTATGTTCCATATGAACGAACTCCTCTTTCACCCCCACCCCCACAATATTCTATTTTTGTAGGACGTGATGGATGGGATGAAGTTAGATATTATACATCTCGTTTTAGACAAAGTATCAATGGAAACAATGGAGACCAATCAGTCTATATTCTAGAAAGTGAATCTATGCCAGATATGATTAAAATAGGGCATACTAAAGGAAACCCAATTGATAGAGCTAATCAATTAAGTAAATCAACAGGTGTTCCTACTCCATTTAATGTTGTATATTCCTATAATTGTTTTAATGGAGAGCGAATTGAAAAAGCTACCCATAAACATTTCAGACAACAACGTGTTAATAAACAAAGAGAATTTTTTTATGTTGAGTTAGATGAAGCAATTAAAGTTATAGAAGCTTTAGGAGCTAAACTTGATTGATATTTATACGCGAAATCAATGATTTTATATGGCAATTAAAAATGTATTTGCACTTTTTGGATTTCCGGATGAAAATGATTCCGAACGCGTTAAACTTGAATCTGAATTAGAAGACTATAAAGAATCTCCTCATTTCAAGTTAGGAATGTTCCATAAATTAATCATGAATGGTCATTTATTCTCTAAACAAGTTACTAAATTTTTTTCTAAAGCTGATCCTTCCCTGGATGTAAAAGGGATAGATCAAGCAGGTGAATACATGATGTTTACCAGAGCATGGTTTTGGATTGAACAAGCTCAGTTAAGAAAAAAACCTTGGAAAGATGCTTTAAAACAATATGCAAATAATGAATTTTTGATATCTATCAGGTTGAGTATTTCTTATTTTGAAAGCACAGAAGAATATGAAAAGTGTGCTCATTTAAAGAAAATTCAAGATTTTGTTCAAAAAAATTTGCCTGCCTAAAAGAAAGTTATTATCTTTAATTATATTTTAATATTTACATTATTGAAATAATAAAGGTTATAATAAAAATAAGTAAATAAAATAAAATGAAAAATAAAGAATTAGTATTGAGACGCTTGGAGTCTCTAGAAAGTAAAATGAAACGTTTGAGAAACGCTCTAAACGAAAGAAATGTAGATGCTGCTCGTCAAATTTTACAAGAGGCACTTGAATTACGAGATGATACCCAATCTATTGTTGAACGTGAAAATTAATTAAATAAATAAAAGTTATGAATCTTACCGCCGAACAAATCCAAGACAATTGGAACGAGTTATTATCTTACATTGAGGATTATATTTCCGAACCTCGTAAAGATAAATTATTAGAATTTTATGAGCAATATGCTGATCGTTTGATGTTAATGCCTGCTGCGCATAAAAAAGAATACCATAATGCTTTCCCCGGAGGGTATGTAGAACATGTTTTACGCGTTATTCGATGCGCTATTAAGCAAGCTAAATTATGGAATGATGAAGGATGTGATATGTCTACTTTTACAATTGAAGAATTAGTATTTTCAGCTCTAAACCATGATTTAGGTAAAATGGGTGATGAAGAACAAGAATCTTATATTCCCCAGACCGATAATTGGAGACGTGAAAAATTAGGAGAGGATTATATGTTCAATACTAAAGTTCCATTTTCATCAGTTCCAGATAGAGGATTATATCTACTTCAATCTCATGGTATTCCTTATACATTTAATGAGATGTTAGCTATTCAAATCCATGATGGTTTATATGATAAGGCAAATGAGAAATATCTTATGGCTTACATGCCCGAACAAAAACCTCGTACTTCATTACCTTACATTCTACATCAAGCAGATTTAATGGCTGCTCGTATTGAGTTTGAGCGTGAATGGTTACCTAAATTAAGAGAGGACAAAAAGTCCGTGGATAACGGAAAAGGGAATTTTACATTAGGGAATAAACCCAACATGTCCAAAAAGACATCAACCAAAACTAAAGCTTTAGGTACATTTAAAAGTGATAGTTTAAAAAACATGTTAGACAACTTATGACAACAGTAATAATTAGTATTTTAGCAGTTTTAGTCGTGATTCTAGGATTCACGACTTTTAACTTAATGCGTAAAGTAGAAAAACAAGAAGACGTTTTAGCAGGTTATCTTGTTTATTTAGATCGTTTGTCTCGTACAATTGAAATTTCAGATAAAAAACTGAAAGAGTTAGACCGTGGAGGTGTATTTGAAAAAGACGATGAGGTTGGGGTTATATTTCAATCCATTTTAAAAATTCAAGAAATCCTAAATGAGTTTAATCTTAGAAAATTCAGTTGAAATGCCAAAAAAACCGGGTAGTAAAAATTACTTCACACAAGATACTGAAGATGCAATAGTATTGTATAATAATACTACTGACCCGGAATTGCGAAGTAAAATCTATGAAGAGCGTATTCATTACGCTTTTTTTAAATTAACCCAAAATATAATCCATACGTTTAAATTCTACCATACTGAAGTAGAAAATTTAGAGCATTTACAACATGAGATTATAGTATTTCTTTTATCAAAAATCCACCTATTTAACCCCCAGAATGGAGCTAAAGCATATTCTTACTTTGGTACTATAGTAAAACGATGGTGTATTTTATATAATGAGAAAAATTACAAAAGTAAAATCAACAAGGTTTCAGTTGATGAATTATCTAAAGACGATTCTAGCCACACATATACAATAGAACCAAACAATTCAGATGATCGATTATCCCATTTTATGGACGAATATGTTGAATTTGTTAGTTTTAATTTATACGAAATTTTCCCTAAAGAATATGACGCGAAAATTGCAGATGCTGTTTTAGAACTATTCAGAAAACGAGATAATATTGATGTATTTAATAAAAAAGCACTTTACATTTATATCCACGAGATGATACCCGATGCTAAAACACCCAAAATTACTAAAATAGCAGGTATATTATATGACATATTTAAGAAAAACTACCTGTTCTATTTAGAAAATGGATATATGAATTTCCAACTCTCGTAGTTGTTTATATTTATAAAAAATAATATATATGAGTAATTTAGAATCAAACATATTTGGTAAGAAAAAATTCTCGGACATTCTTAAGGAAATTTACGAAAACCAAAAGAAAAAGGAGACGCAAATAACCGCTTTGATAGGTGAATTAAAACCACTTATCAATGATATTGGTGATGCTACTTTGATTGTTCCTTTAATCAAGGAATATATGGAATTAGGGATTAAAAATGATGAGCAGCTAATTAAAATGGCTACTATCATCCAGCGTGCCCTAGCTACAGGTAAATCAGAAGAAGAAGGATTTGGAATGACCGAAGAGGAAAAAGCACAATTATTATCTGAGGTAAAAAAATTTAATCCTAAGGATTAATGGCTATATTTAGACAAGGTACATCTACTACTATAGGTACAAAATATTCTAATCCACAACCAAATAGTGGAGGGAGAGATAATCTTCAAACTTTAATAGCCCAAACAAATACTACATTTTTACGCGTTAGAGTTCTTGATATTGTACTCAATAATAATCACCCCAGATTTCCTGATGTAGGTGAATGGAATGGTATAGGTACAATATATTTTGAACCTTTGGATGGAAGATCAATAAGTGTTAATTACGCTTATCCCATTTTTCCTCAAATTAAAATGTATCCTTTAATTAATGAAGTTGCATTATTAGCAGGTATTCCCTCAAAATTTGTAGAAACCGAGCAAAATACCGATATGGTTTACTACTATTTCCCTCCTATTGGTATTTGGAATCATCCCCACCATAATGCATACCCAGCAATTGTAGATTATTCAAAATTAAAAGAAGAACAAAGTAACGATTATGATTCTGTAAATGGTGCTTACGTTAGAAGAATAGATGAAGATCCAACAGGTATTAATTTAAATTTTACTAAATACGCTAACCCAAGTCAAGATACATTTATTGAAAAAACAGATGTTCATCCTTTATTAC